CCGTGTTGACGATCCGATCGACCTCGTCGACCAGGATCAGACCAGCCGAGTCAGCCGACAGGCCCGAAGGCGACCCAGCCCAAACGAAACGCAGCTTTACCCCGGCAAACCACTTTACGAACGTCGTCGATTTCTTCACGTTCATTTTTGCCATGAGCGACTTGCACTCGGCGAACATGTCGTCGAACTTCGGCACCACGGCATCTTTGAGCAGCGGCGCAGTTGGCGCGACGTACATGATCGGCGTCGGATCTTCGTCGAGCCGGTGGCCAATAACGTTTTCCATCGTGACCGATTTGCCCATCTGCGTAGCCGTGATGAACGTCACCCGGTCAAAGCAAGGCTGAGCGAAGGCCCACGAAACGGGGCACATGTACGGATTTACGTCAGGATTGAACGGCCCGGGCCGGGGCGAGCTCGGCGGCATGATTCGCTTGTCGCGAGCCCATGCATCAGACGTCCTCGGCGGCGGCGCCTTCACCAGCTTCGAGGCGTAATGAATCGATGCGATCAGCGTCCGAAGCGAGCTCACGTGCTCGATGTTCGAGGCGGTCGGCAGTAGCTGCGCGGACTCGCCTTGTTTCTTCAAATAGTCGAGCTCGGATAAGTGCAGGGTCATCGATAAGCGCCAGATCGGCAGCACAACGGCTCGGCAGCGCATCGAGTTGCGTTGCGTACACGGCCGCGATGCTGGTGTTTAGAGTGACGAACGTTTCGTTGGGGATCAGCCGGCCGCGCACCTGGTCAATTTCAAGCTGCAGCTTTTCGCGCCTGGCGCGCTTGAGTAGCCGATCCTCGGTTGACGCGGAGCTGACCCCCTCCTCGTCGTCGCCGTCGTCGCCCATTTCTCGGCGAACTTCCTGCAGGATCAGCCACTCGATCGCGGCCTGGCTGTCGATCTCAACGGCAACCCACGGCCGCCGCCACCTTTGACGGGCAACCCCTGCTCGATCAGCTTTGTGATCCACCGCTCTGACTTGCCCAGGAGATCAGCCAATTGTTTTTTACTGATGATCTGACCCATGGGAGAAAGGACTCAAAAGGGCAAAAGTGAAAATGTACAAAGGTACAAAAGTCCTTTCTGACTTTTGTCCTTTGGGCACTCGCGGAAATAGGTCGAGACCCCGTCGCACCTGGCCGAGCGGTCAGGCTGGCGATGCAGGCCGGGGGGCCTCAAGTTCGGAAGTAAGGACTGGACTTTCAAAATGCTGAACGCGCGAGGGCCGCGAGTTCATCACCCGTGAAGGGGGAGGGGTCGAGGGAGTACCTAAACCTTTTCGGGCGCACCATCATGGTGCGGCCGGAGCAACGCAGGGCGACCGGCCGGCGCGATCAGCTCAGCACAGAAGCCGCTTGCGACGTCGCCGACGAACGATTGATCGCCGCCCAAACCTTCGTTGGCGTAAGCGCCAAGGCCAGCGAGCAAGCCAGACTTGCAAGCCTGTTTAAGGTTCTTGCTGAGGCGATAACCCTCAAGCTTCCACAGCTCATCAGCTGCCAGCGTCTTGGCTTTCGAGATCGCCGCGTCGCGACCCAACTTCTCATGGAAGTTCGCCGGACTGACGCAAGCCGACGAGCCCAGCGCGACCACAAACCCTTCCGGATCGATGGCGGCCGCGACTGTAGTTGTCGTGCCTGGAATGACGTAAGTGTGAAAGCTGAGGCCGCGCATCAGTGCCTCGATCTGCGCAAGGGTTACACGCGGAGCTGTAAGGCCCAGGGCCGTAATTTGCTGCTCGAGCGCTTGATCGCTACTCATTGAGGCGACTCCTGGTCATTTGGTTTGAGTGCCGGCCTGGTACTGCCGCAGCAGCTCCTGCAGGCTCGTCAGCTGCTCGGCGTTTTGCCGGCAACTGGTGTAATTGCCGGCGACGGTTTCGGCGACGGCAGAGAGTGCAATTCCCGAGGGCGCTGCATCAGCGTCTCGGGCAGGATCAGGGGCTGGCAGAGGCTGCTCGGCGGCGGCGTAATCGTGCAGCCGCACAAAACCAGCGTTAACAGTGCAAGCGGCGTCAGCTTTCGCAGAGACATAAACCGGAACCTCTTTAATGAGCGTGGCGCCCTTCTTTTCGATTACCTGGATGCGATCGACGTATTGAGTGACGACCTGGTCGCGCACTACGCCCAGCGCTTGGCCTTGCGCGAATGCCTCGGCAAGCCTGGTGTTTTGCTTTTCAGCGGCTTCCGCCTGGACATGGTCACCGCGCGCCATCCAGCCAAGGCCGAACAGCAGCACGCCGACCAGAAGCGCAGCGGCGACCCCGTAGATACGACTCATGGGCGCACCATATAAACCTGACGTTGAAGTTCACGGCGTACAGGAATGCCGCCGCAGTTGTTTTTCGGCTGGCGACAGTCCCGGCCGGCTACGAACATCCACCGGCCGAACTGTTTCGCCGCCAGGTCGTGCAGGCCCGCTTTCGCGTACTGCAGTAGCGTCGACTTGGCCAGCGCGTGAAGCCCGAGGTTGTAAGCAAAGTCCGCAAGCGCGATTTTCTGGAACAGCGAGGCGCTTGGCACCTCACGCATCACAAAATCAACCGCCTCGCCGAGATCTGCCCGCAGGTAGGCCGCGCACTGCGCCGGACTGGCCTCGTCGCCACGGCGGACGCCAAGCGTGTGACCGGTGCAAATCGTCCATACGCCCCCGGTGTCGGGGTAGGCCTCGTAAACCGTGCCTTCCATTTCCGGCGTCATCACCAGCAGCGCCGCCATGATGGCGGCTCGCTCGACCGGCGCCGGCAGGCCCGTCTCGTTCACCGTGAAGCCAGCAGCGGCGAGCGAGAACGTCACAGCAGCGACAATGCGCTGCAGGAGTGTCATTGCTGGCCCCCGGGATCTCCCGGCGCCTGGTCTGGCTTTCGAAAGCGCGACCAGGCGAACGACCAGGCGAGTTTGACGATCGGGTAAACCCACTTCCGACCAATGCTGTCGACGACCAGGAACAGCGCATAAAACGCCATCAGGCGAATCGTCCATTCTTGATAGGTCAGGCCATAAATCAGCAAGCCGCCGCCCATGGGCGCGACCTTCGCCCCCTCAGCCTTGGCCAGGCTGAGTAGCGATAGTTTTCCGTCTTCCACAAGCGGCGTCCTGAAATAGAAAACCCCGCACAGTGGCGGGGTTTGAGAGCGCAGGATCGATCCTGCAAAGAGGCAGCGCCTCTCGTTTTTGCGAATCCCGGAAACGCAAAAGCCCGCTCTAGTGGCGGGCTTTTGTGGGATGTATCGCAGAGTGGTTAAAGTACCCTTTTTCGCGTTACTTTTGCAAGGGGCATTTTCACTTTTTCACTATTGGCCATTTGTACCTTTGTCCAAAAAGCCCAGCCGGCGCCGGAGATCCTCCTCGAGGAGCGTCATAGCCGCAGCCCTGTCAGGGTGAATCCATTCAAGAGGCGCCGCATCTTGCGGGCCTAGCTCGCGGCGCGACTCTGCCCATTCCTGCGCAGATCCGTAGACCATCACCGCGGGATATCCAGACCGGTTAACCAGCCGCATCTGGTGGGGCGGCATAGTTGGATCGGCCACCACCGGATGCCCGAGGAAATTCGTCACGTCTTTTGTACTAATGGCCTTTTGTACTTCTGACCATTTCAACAAGCCGACAGGCTGCACATCATCCTCAACGAGCCGACCGTCAGCCTTGCGCACAAAGTTCACGAACCCAGCCGGCTCGCGACTCATGAACGCATCGTGCTCCTCGCGCAGAAAAGGCACCTCTTTGCCCACCAGCCCCGAGTACCACATATTGCGATCATTACAGCCGGTAATCAGCAGCTTTTTCATTGTCACCTCACCGCGCGAGCCCAGCCGGCCCGCGCGCCTTCGATAGTGGCGTAACCCTCGTCGACAAAATCGCAGCACGGGCAACGAGAACCCCAACGCCCAGCCCTGGCAAAGAACCTGGCCACGCCCTGACCCTTGCAAGTATGCAGCGGAAACTCAGGATCATTGACTAGATCCCAACTTGCCAGCGCGCGCGCCTCACTCGGCGTCGCATCGCCTCGATTATTGCAGATCGGGCAGATCCACATAACCAGGCCAGTGCTCTCCTGGTGGCGCCGCTCAGGCGCCACGCTGCAGTGCTGGCAGAGGGTCGCCGACATGATCAGTAGCTCGGCGAGTCGTAGCTACTGGAGCTAACAGAGTCATAGCTCGAGCCGCTGCAGCCGTAGTCGGAACCGCTC